GCATTTTTTTATGGAAACTATTTATGTTAAGGAGAAATTTGTATGCTTGTTATTGATTTGGAAAGAGCGAAAAGAACGCTCAATGAGACAGAAGCCGAGGCCATTGGTTGGTGGACAAAGCAGTTGCTCAAGTTTATGTATGGGGATGACGTTAAGATGATTGCGAATCTTAATGAACAGAACACTTCGAAGTTCACCATTAAAGGGCAATATAAAGATGTGAAAGCATATTCAAAAGCCGTTGTTGCTCAGAAAGAGTTTCTTGATGCATATGTTGAGTTTGGCACAGACCATCCTCAAATAGAAAAGAAACGAGCGGAGTTGAGAGGCAGCGTTCAACATTTTGAGAGTGTGACTGGTCTGCAATGGCCGTTCAGAGACGAGGACTAAATGAATGGATATAGACAAACTCATAGAAGAGATTGGAAAGCTTGAGGGCGAAAAGCTCAAAAAGTTTCAAGAAGCACTAAAAAAGACAAATATAGATGTCAAGTCACAAGCAGAGCAAGTTGATCTATTGACAAAAGCATACAATGCTCTTGGAGAATCTACTGCTGATGCTGAGAAAGCGCAAAAAAGGTTTAAAGATTCTCAAATAGATATGGCCAATATCAATCTTCAAGTTGCCAAAGCCACAAACGATTATGTAAAAGAAGTGGAAGCAGGTGCCGAGATGTTTGAGTTATTTCAGAAAATTGAGGAAGATGCCGCTGAACAAAGAAGATTAGGAAATGATGTAACAGAAACAACACAAGAATTATTAAGAAGACTAGAAGAACAATACGGCATGACAGCAGAAGAGGCTGCTAAATATTATAAAGAAAGCAAAAAATTAACCAAAGCCTTCAAAGAAGGGGCCGAGGCTGGTGAGGACTTTGCAACAAATTTAGGACTAGCAACTGGTATACTTTCTAGGAAAGCAATGGGAATGCACAAAGGTTTTGTGGAGTTTGCTGAACTTGCAAGAAGCCCAAATGGTATTCAAGGTGTTGCAAAAGGGATGCAGAAAGTCATCAATCCAACAAACCTTGCTCTCGGCGCTCTTGGTCTTATAGTGGAACAAACCCTAAAATACGCAATGGCTGTCGATACCGCAACTGCTGCATTTGCAAAGCAAACAGGCGCTGGTCGTGCTCTAACAGCCGAGATTATGGCTGTTGGTGGTCAGTTTAGAAACCTTGGTCTAGGAGCAGAAGATGCGGGTAAGGCAGCAGGAACATTATTTGATAACTTCACAGGCTTTATGCAGATATCAAGAGCAGGAAGACAAGATCTAATGCAAACCGTTGCTTCATTAGAGAAACTCGGAGTCTCCGGAGATACAGCAGCCAATGCATTACAGATAATGTCAAACAACTTTGGAATGTCAACCAAACAAGCCTCGAAAATGACAAAGCAACTTTCTATTGCTGGTTCGAAGATTGGCATCTCGGCATCTAAAATGATGAATGGTTTTGTTGAAGCTTCCAAATCTCTTGCTGTATATGGTAAAGATTCAATCAAAGTATTCACAGACCTTGCTGCTCAAGCCAAAGCTGCTGGTGTTGAAGCAAATACTTTATTAGGTATAGCTAAACAGTTCGATACATTCTCAGGAGCAGCAGATGCGGCTGGTAAGCTAAACTCAATCTTGGGTGCTCAAATGTCGGCAACCGAACTCTTGACAATGAAAGAAAATGAACGTATTGAGACTCTCATTCGTTCTGTTCAAGCTCAAGGTATGGCTTTTAGTGATATGGATAAATATTCTCAAATGGCTGTAGCAAATGCTGCCGGTATTTCGGATATGGCCGAAGCGCAACGTATCTTTGGAATGAACGTTAACCAATATAGACAAGGTTTAAAGAATGCAGAGGCGGAAGAAGAGTTCAATAAGAGGCTCAAAGATGCTATGACTGTTATGGAGAAAATTGCGAAAGTAGCTCAAAACTTCGCTATTCAAATTGCTCCTTTGGTTAACTTCTTGGCTGATATTGCTCAGGGTATATTAGATTGGAGTCAAAGTATGAATGGTCTTCCGGCAATGTTGCTGGCTGCTGGTGCTGCTTTGTTTTTAGTTGTAAAGCTATTTCCTCTATTTGCTGGTTTGATAGGCGGTATGACGGCTGCTTTGCCGGCTTTCTTGCCAGTGCTTGGGTCTCTTGCTCTAGGTATTGGGGCTGTATTTACGGCGATTGCTGTTGGTTCTGCTATGATGAACACAGAAGCATTGACTGCTCTTGGAAACATTCTATCTGGCTTGTTTGGAGGCGGAGGAGGAGAGGTCAATATGACGGCAAGGGTCAACACAATTGGGGAAGCAGTTGATTTCGCTGATGGTCTTGCTGATAGAGAAGCTACCCTCAAACCAATGCTCGGAGACCTCGCTCTCATAGCAACAGGAAAGACAACACAAAGCGTTACAACAAGCGCTGTTGATTATAGCCTTAATACATTTGCTGCTAAGTTTGAGAACACATTCAAACCCAATGTAACAGTAAAAATAGGAAACGAAGAATTCAAAGACTTCGTCATAGAAGCACAAGAAAAAGGAAGCATGATGTCATGAGCATACCATATAAAAACTTATCAGATAACAAAACAATACAAGGCTACGTCAATGCGACAGATGCCCAACTAAAAATAATGAGCGTTCCAACCCAACGACAAATTTGGTTTCCGGCTTTCCTAACAGACTTCTCGCAAACGTTTGATGCAACTTGGAACACCGAAGATGTATTTGGTAGAATGGACCCCATCGCAACATATCAAGGAACCAAAAGAACAATGTCGCTTGGTTTTGACTTGCCGGCTGGTTCTTTACAAGAAGCAAAAGACAATCTTGAGGGTTGTTCTGAACTTGTCAAGATGGTTTATCCAATATATAATTCACAAGGTATTCTTTCAAAACCACCGCTTGTTCGAATACAGTTTGCGAACCTTATAAAAGGAAATGTTGAAACTAAAACAGTTATAACTCCTGCCACAGGACAAATAGGTCCTAGGCGAACAACAGAAGAAGAAAATACACAAAAGCTGGGAGCAGATCCTTTTGGTCGTCTTCAAATACCAGAACAACAAACTACCCAAACACAAAGCCTCTATGGTCTTCTTGGTTGGATATCCGGACTATCTTGGAAGCCGAATCTAGATATGGGCATGTTCACAGATAGTGGAGAGTTGTATCCTAAAATCATCGGCATGTCTTTCTCATTCAATATTCTTCATGAAGAGACACTAAATCAAGAAGCAATAGGTTCATTCCCATTTGGAGGTAAGTAATGTCAAGATATATAGATAGAAGAAAAGCGCTCAACGACAAAGAGCAATATGATAAGCTATTTGAAAAGAGAGGTGTTCGTCAAGTAATACAATACCGTTCGCCATCGGCAAAATATGTATCTGATGAAGAGTTGGCTAGTATTGAGTGTCATAACGTTTCTTGGTATTCTGGTCTTTCATTTGAGAAACTTGCTTCCGAGTTTTATGGAGACCCAACACACTGGTGGGTTATAGCTGGATTCAATAGAAAACCAACCGAGTCTCATGTTGAGATGGGAGAGGTTATAAGGGTTCCAAAGTCACTGGCTGATGCTCTGCAGGTGGTGCAATAATGGGTGATTTATTAAAAGATTCCGGTGCAGAAGATAAATTAGATTCTGGGCAGGGCTCAGTTGCTGCTGTTAGTTTTTATGGTAAATATTCTGATACTGGTCCTTTGACTCTCACCACTTATCGTGACTATGATTGGGATGAAGAAGACATAGAATTTGCTAGCAAAATATTTGATTTTCTTGGTTCCCCAGCAAGTATTCAAGAACCTCCAGTTGGATGGGTAGATATTGCCGCTCATATGTTTGCCGATTTTGATGCTAGTGGTGGGATGATATCATATTTCAAAAAAGAAAACCCCAGTACTTCGGCCGCAGTCATACAAGGGTTTGTAAAGTACGCTGGTCATTGGTTAGAACTACAAGAAAAAGGCGGGGACTATAAGAATGAATACGGCTTAGATGAAGTAGAAAAAATAACAAAAATAATTCAAAAGACATTTTATTATTATGAAAGCCAGAATGTCTTATTACCTCAAGTAAGGTCATCATTAAGACAATTTTCTTTTGTTAATTTTAAAATATCTTTATCAAATAAAATAAATGAATGGCTTGAGAGTACTCCTGCTGGTCCTGAAATTGGGGAACTTTGGGTTGTAAAAAAAGCCTTTAACCAACAAGGTGCTGCTGACTATAATTTTTTTAGATCTGTCGATAGTGATACTTCAAAGGCTCCTAGTTTTGTAGGAGACGATTTCAGTCTATCCAATCAGCAACTTAAACAACTTAAAGATTTGGGTTTTTTTGATAGCAAAACTTTTTATATAAAATATATACCGAACAATGACCAAGAACAAAATGACATTAGAGCGAACGAAAATCTTGAAGCAACAGATGCAGCAAAATTTGAAACCTCTAGGTGGCTTTCTTTTGGAGAAGATGAAAAATTTCAAAATTTTGTTAGACAAGCATATTGGGGTATTGGAAAAACTTTACTAAGAACTCACGCAAATGTATTATCTGATAATTCGGTTCTTGGTTTATCACTAGAGAATATAAAAGTAAGATTTAATAGTGATATAGAATCTTGGGTTAATAAAGATAATAGGGATACTGGACTTGTAGAAGGTGCTTTAGATAAAGGTCAAATAGGATATCGTTTTGCGCAATATGTTCTCAACAATATTAGAGCTAATGCCTTAGTTCAGTTTCTAAAAGCTTATAAAGATACCTCAGATGCACTATCAGACAAAGAAGCTCAAGAAGCATTTAAAAAAGCCGAAGAGGCCGCAAAAAACAATGAACAAATCACAGGTAAAGATACAGACTCCTCAGAATTATCAAAAGAAGATATCAAAGCAAAACAAAAGTTTCTCAAACAATGTCTCTTAATGAGTCGTTTGAAAGATATGCAAGATATAAATATCACCGATATCGCTAGTCAAACAGCAGGAACTATTCATGAGACAGTTCCATACAAAGGCCGCTTATATCTAATCGATGAGAAAGATAAAAATAAAGACAAGTCCGCAATCATTAACAAATTATTGATACCAAACATTTCAAGTATCAAGCCATTCGTCAATATAACTCCAGCAGAACATGCAAGTCTTGTTCCAAAGATAAGGTTAGTTAAAGTATACACGGAGGACGGAGAACTTAAAGAGCATGAATTCAAGTTTCCAAAACACACAGATTCAAATAGGATAAACAACCTATTCACAACAGACTTTGATAGAGGTTCAGACTTTGGTGTCAAAGAGTTTTCATTTTCATTTGATGGTTCAACACCAGCAACAGCTAAGAATGATATCACAGCTACGCTCAAGTTATATTTCCAAACTTTCAGTGACTTTATCAAAGACCATCCAATGAATGACGGCCACAGATATGTTGACCTCCTTATATTGCCAAGTAAAAAAGATGGAACGCCAAGTGATGAAAAAATAGGGTCAGGTAAAACCTCGCCTCTGCAGTTTGACCCATCATATTATCGTATTCGTGCAGATGTTGGATGGGAAGCAGAGTCTGCTCCTGCTCATATTAGACCTGCTATCAAAAAAATAAATAAAACTTTTTATCTCAATATGGTCGACCACGAGATTGATATTCGTGACGATGGTTCTGTTGAAATATCGGTATCATATAGAGCATATATTGAAACAGCACTAAAAGGAACAACTCTTGATGCGTTAGCTTCTAGAGAAGCACGAGCAGCATTAGCACAAGTAAGAGAGCAATATCAAACAGTCTTAAACTCTGCTGCCTGTACTCTTGAACAACTAACAACCATCAGAGCACAGTTTTTGCAAATAGAAGAGAACCTTAGAAGGAATGCTTTTCAATCCATTATTGCAAGGCTTGTAAAATACGGACTCTTAAAACACGTCACTGTTGATAGCTCTGCTGCTGAATCTTTTAGAAGAACCGGTTTTATATCTTCACCTGCTGTGTTTACGGGCGAAAGTGTTACTTCAGGAGATCCAGCTAAAGAAAAATCAAACCCTAAAGATTTTACTCTCAAACAGAACCAATTCAAAGACGTAACTCTTTCAAACAGTGATTCAGACTTATTCATAAACTATTTCTTCTTGGCTGACCTGCTATATGTTATTCTTGATTGTCTATATGACCCTGCTGATGAAAGCAAAAAACAAAATGAAGCTTATATCAAAGGAACAGAAAACTTCAAGTTCTTATTGTCTTCATTTCAATATATGGATATATTCAATAATTCAACAACAGAAAGTATCAATATTGGCAACATTCCTATTTCAGTGGAACTGTTCAATGAATGGTTTACGGAAAATGTTATCAAGCCGGAAAGAACTTCATATCCTGTTATGTATTTTGTAAGAGATATAACGAAATACCTTGTGACTGAGATATTACTTGAGTCTTGCTTCAAAAACGACCTTGACAAAAATTTACAATTTAAGACAAATAACTTTTTGGGCAGAAGAAAAAGCGATGAAACAAGAGATCCTATTGGAGCATTGTTGGCTTCACAAGAAGAAAACGTGATGCTAAATGTTACTAAACATTACAAGTCCGGGGAGCTACCTTTGGAAGCAGATAATAATGGAGTCTCAACAAGTGTAAAGAATCTATATAACTACATAACCATATATGCCGAAGCTCCGAGAGGAAGAACAGATAAGGTTGGAAACAAGACAGATGATGAGCTAAATGGTATCATGCACTACCAACTCGGAAGAGACAGAGGCATTCTTAAGAAAATTAAGTTCTCAAAGTCCGACATGCAATATGTTAGAGAAGCCCGCTTCTTTAGACATGGACATGATGGGTTAATGCAACTATCTGCTGTGTATAAAATTTCCATGGAGATGGTTGGTAATACGTTATATTATCCGGGTATGGAAGTCTTTATTGACCCTGTTGGCCTAATAGGTGCAGGAGCAGACTTTGATCCCCGAAAACAAACTTCAATAGCTAATAAAATGGGTTTTGGTGGTTATCACCTTATAACAGGGGTTAAGTCATCAATAGGACCGGGTAAATTCACAACATCCATTGAAGCTATGTTCTCATATTCTGGCGATGGAGATCCGAAAAGTAAAATTATTGGATCTAAGGAAGAGATAGCTGTAGATATTATTGATACATCAAAATTAAATGAGAAACCTCAAGGTCCAAATTCCAAGAAATATTGTGAAGCAATAGAAGAAAAACTTTATGGTCAATCTGCTGCTATTGGATATGGTTATAAAAATGCTTATGAACCTATTGATGTTAGACCTAATGATGCTGTAGTACAAGAAACCGGTAAAGAAGTTGAAACATCTCCTACTGTACTTTCACCGGATGAAGTTATCGAAAAATATTTCTCTAATTCTCCAGTGTCCTACAACGAAACAACCAAAGTATACACAGTAACTGAATTTGAGGGTGACAACATAAAACAAACAAAGTACAAAATTGTAAATGGAACACCACAAGAGATATAGGGAATTAGTATGTCAAAATTTAAAGCAAAAAACGAAACCAAATCAACAACTGTCTTAACTGTTAACAGAAAAAGATATGATATTCAAGCATTTCCAGAGAACAACTCTCTCGGACCTGTTGGTGTCGTTGACTTTCTATTTGCCGAAAGAAATCTTTATGGTAGAGTTGATCAAAATCTAAACGTAATTGTGCCCAACCAATCTTCCATCAAAAGAGTGGTCTCAGCAGACAATCCAACAGGAATACCTCTAATGAATTTTGTGGCAGATCAATTCATAGACTTCCAAAGGACTTTTGAGAGAGCATTGAATGGTGGAAAGATTCGTCAAAATGATCCCTTCTTATCAAAGCCAAGAATATATTCTTCTTACAGCAACCCTAAAGCGGCTTATGAAGAGTACTTCTCAAACGTTATGATAAATTTTGAGAACATTTTTTTAGACAAAAGGAAAACAATCTCTGCCGAAGATTACTTCGGAGAGTTCTTAAGGTATATTGATCAAATAACTCCAACATTTCCATTAACTTATACAGCATGGCATAGAAGCAGATATTCAAGTATATTCTATTCTGGTCTTGCTATTGACTTGTCAGGCCAAAACATAGGCACAGATGAGTTAAAGGAAGCATTCATTGAGAGCGAAAACTTCCCATATTATCTTAATGTATGTAATAATTTTGGTTTCTCCGTAGCTAAGAACTCGCCATGGATCATTGTTGCAGATCTAGCTAGTCCCTCATCTATAATATACCATGAAAATTACGGTTTGTCAAGTATTAATCAAATTTTTTCTGAAAATTTTATTCAAACATCTGAATTGGATATTGATTTTATAAAGAGGAATCTATTTGATGCATATAATAATTTTGCTAATAGACATCCTTATGAGAAGAATATAATAGCATGTAATAAGAATACTATTAAGAATAATATATATAGAAATAATATTAACATAGATAAATTTAATAATATATATAATAATAATTACTTTATAGAATATTATAATAATATAAGGTATTTTGAAGAAGACAAGCCTTTCTCACAACCAGATCACAAGAAAATCACACAAAATGCAAAAAACTTACAAAAAGTATTTGACAACTCCAGAGCAATAGGTTATGTTAATGAACAGTACAGAAGTGTTTACAAATCAAAACCTGGTGGACTAAACGATGTGCTAAAGAGGACACAACTTAAGAAGAGATGAATGTGGCAGTTTATCTCTCAACATATGGAGGATAAATGTTATTTCAGATACTTGATGATAAACGAGACTGTCTCGGTCTCTTTGCTAATGGAGATTTTTATTATGGACAGATTAAGAGAGCTTTTGAGAAGACCTGGGATTGGTCTCCTCACTTATCAGATGATGATTATGAATACGCTAGGATATGGTGTGGAGGCAAGTCACTTGAAGAGGTTTGTCCCGAACATCTCTCAGATCGCTTGGAAATCCACAAAAAGAGAGTTAAGAATTTTGTAAAGGCAGCATCGGTTGCTAAAATCAACCTTGACGATGTCTGCTTGTTCGATATCATTCCCAAGCAAGCTCTTATTCACTGGTGTCAAGTTAAAAATGAGATATGTGAATATGTGTTTGAGAATCATACCAAACCAGCAAACCACAAGTTCATGATTGACCTCAGCAAGATGGTTTATGAAATTTCCAATAATGGCGTTATTTTGAACCAAGACCGACTATTTAGTTACCAGAAGACCGACTACAAGGCCAAGACTCTTTGGAAGAGTTTTGGAGGAAAAACTCCTGTAATATCGTATGATATTTATGGCTCTGTGACTGGTCGTCTAACAACGAAGTCAGGTTCATTTCCCATCTTAAATCTTAAGAAGGATATCGCAGATATCGTTGTCCCCAAAAACAACTTATTTATTCAATTCGACTTCAACGGTGCGGAGATCAGAACCCTTTTGTCTCTTGCCGGTGAGTCTCAACCAAAGGAAGACATACATGAATTTAACGCAAAAATACTTAAATGTTCTCGTGCTGAAGCTAAGAAAAAATTCTTCGCATGGTTCTATAATCCGAACAAAAAAAGCGTAGAGCTATCACAACACTACAGACGAGATGCTGTATTGGAAAGACATTACGCTGATGGAGTTGTAATGACTCCGTTTGGAAGAAAGATTGAAGCAGATGATTTTCATTCGTTTAATTATTTGCTTCAATCTACCTCTTCTGATAATTGTTTAGCGCAAGCAATTAAAATAAATAAGTTTTTATCTGGAAAGCGCTCATTTGTTCATTCTGTTGTCCACGACTCAATCTGTATTGATTTTCATAAGGACGATAGAGAACTAATTACTCAGATAAAACAAATATTTGAAGACACGAGACTAGGACAGTTCAAGTCTTCGATGCAAATAGGCAGAAACTACAGAGATATGGAGGAAGTGTGAGCGTTTTAATAGGTTTAGGTAAAGCAGGTTGTGAGATAGTAAGCAAATTTTCGGATTCTCATAAGAAAATTACCATAGATGCTGGTTCGGAACTCCCAGAGTTCGACTCACCAGAAGACTACGAGGAAAAACTTACCAATTATGCGCATCTTTTGGATTTTGAAGAGCCGGAATGTTATTTCTTCGTGTGTGGTGCCGGTAAAGTCTCCGCAGCGTCTCTAAGGCTCTTAGAATTACTACAATCCAAGAAAATTAACCTAGTTTACATCTATCCCGAAGAGATAATGTTGTCGCCAACACAGAAAAAGTTAAATCGTGTTGCTTTTAACGTATTTCAGCAGTATGCAAGATCAGGTTTGTTCAATTCTTTGTATCTTATGTCAAATGAAGACATTGCCTCCATACTTCCGTACTATTCCATGGAAAATCTCTATGATTACTTGAATAATGCGATAGTCAATGTGTTTGAGAACGTTATATTCTATCTCAATGAGAAACCTGTTATGGGCGCTCACCATGAACCCAAAGAAATATCCCGCATTAGAACAGTTGAATTCGGCAATTTCAAAGAAAATAAAAAAAATATGTATTTTCCACTTGACAACATCACTGAGACATGCTATATTAATATTGTAAGCGATGAGGATATGAAAAACAACAGAGAGATGTTGGATACTCTGAAAGACAAGATAAGAAAAGATACTGATAACAATATCAACTCTTCTTTCACAGTCTTTAGGACAGAGCACGAACATTCTTTCTATTATGCAATTCACTTCACTCATTATTTACAAGAAAAATAAAAAAAATATTTGACAAGTTCTGAGAACATGTTATATTATAAAGGTAAGCAAAAAGGAGAACAAATGATTACTTTAATGATGTTACTCTTTGCCTGTGGCGAAGAAAAGTCTGATGATTCTGCTCAACCGGCTGAGGAACAGCAAGAGCAGGTAGAAGATACTGGAGAACAAACTCCGGAAGATACAGCAGCAGTTGCTGAATAAAAAAACTGAAAAAAATATTTGACAAGTTCTGAGAACATGTTATATTATAAAGGTGAGAAAAAACAGTAAACAAAATACTGACAAACTCTTGAAAAAAAATAAAAAAAATACTTGACAAACATGATACAATATGTTATAATATTATATAAGCAATGAGAGATGGACTCAACAAACATAAAGAGGTTATGACTTGGTCCGGGATAAAAAGTCACAAAAACTAGACATTTCAATTTATAGGAGGAAACATGTCAAATTCTAACGTAACAATCTTCAACGGTACTTTCCAAAAGCAAAATGGTGATCGCCGTACAATGCGATTCATTCGCCGTCAAGATCTTCCAAGTTCATTGGTTAATGAAGGCACAATTCGTACTATGGAACAAAAGACTGGCGCTGAAGTCGTCTATGATGTAGATGCTCGTGCATTCCGTCACTTCAACTGGAAAACTGTTGAAGGTGATGTAACACGAACTAATACTACCTTTAGTTTCTAAGCACTCCTGTCTTAGATAAAGCAGCGGTTTTTGAGTTAGGGTTTTCCGTCTAAAAAAACCCTTTCGTTTGGATAATCTCTTTGAGATTAGCGGTTTTTCGGGTTGCTTTTCCGTTGTTGAAAAAAACTTCCCCTGTTTTCTTGACAGTATCAAGATAATATGTTATAATATAAATGGGAGCAAGATTAAAACTCTGCTTACCTTAGTCTGTGAAGACAATAAACATCGCCAACTAATAGGAGAAACCACATGGCACTTAATATTGAACTAATGAAACAAAAGCTTGCAAGCTCACAAAACAAGAATGCAGGTAAATCAAATGATACTAAATGGCGACCGTCAGAAGGAGATCAAACAATTCGAATCCTTCCAACCAAAGATGGAGACCCGTTCAAGGAATTCCACTTCCACTACAATGTAGGAAAGAATCCTGGTATCCTTTGTCCTAAAAAGAACTACGGCGAGCACTGCCCTATTTGTGAATTCGCCTCTACTCTCTGGCGAGATGGAGTCGATAATAATGATGATCAAACTAAAAATGCTGCAAAGAAGTTATTCGCTCGTAAGCGTTACTACTCTCCAATCCTTGTCCGAGGTCAAGAGACCTCTGGTGTAAAGATTTGGGCTTACGGTAAGACCGCATATGAGACACTTCTTGGATATGTATTAGATCCTGATTATGGAGATATTACATCATCCGAAACCGGAACTGACATCGTTCTTTCGTATACAGTTCCTGGCACACCCGGATCTTTCCCAAAGACCCAACTTAAACCTCGTCGCCGACCCTCCGTTTTGTGCGACGATGCAATCGCTGACTGTGATGCTCTTCTTGATAGCGTGCCCGACATCGAAGCACAATTTACAAGACTGTCATCTGAAGATATACAAGCTCTGTTGGACGACTATCTATCTACGGATTCCTCCTCCGAAATGTCCTCCTCTGAAACTGCCAAATATGGTAGTGCCGTAGATAAAAAGATTAGCGACTTTCTAAGTTAGTGATTGGGTCTTCGGGCGGACCTTAAACGCCCCCTTTTTTGATGTGTTGCTTATCATCATAGCCTTGGAGCAGGGCTTAAACTGCTCCAACTTTATGCTTTAGTAGCTCAGTTGGTAGAGCACCTGATTTGTAATCAGGCGGTCGTAGGTTCGACTCCTATCTGAAGCTTTTTACACACTAAGGAGGAAATATGCCTGCACAAGACGATAAAAGAGAAAACCAACAAAAAAAATTTTTAGGACTAATGGAGTCTCACAAGAGAGATCAAAAATATGATTGTTTGTGGAACAATAAAGCTAAAATAGAACTAAAAACTAGACAAGTTAATAAGTCTTGTACTACCAAGAGAAGAGTCACCGAGACTACTTTAAAAGAGTGGGAAGATGTATTTTGGGTTATTTCAGAGTATAAAAAAGATAAACCAGATATCATTGATGGAAAAACTATTCTTCTTTTCCCAGAACACTTAGCAGAGTGGAGAAAAAAAACCTTAAATGGATTAAAAAAGGGAACAGAAAAACAACTTGGCTATAATGATATCGATCATCTAAAAGGTCCATCTGATATCATAGAAAAAGTAAGAAAGCAGGTCCACAAAAACGATCCTCATATTGGCTTAAAATTTATTAATATGGGAATTACTATAAAAGATTCCAAACACTTCAATGAAGTTATGGAAGAATATTACAAGGAGAAACCAAATGACTAAAGCAGGTAAAATTGACCTAAAAGCGATGCAAAAACTTGTTAACAAAAAGACTGGCTTAAACGTTGCTCACAACCTAAACGAAAACAATCCCACTATTGTGAAAGAGTGGATTCCGACAGGCTCTCGCTGGCTTGATTCTATTACATGTAGAGGAAGGCTTGGCGGTATCCCAGTAGGAAAGATAACTGAGATTGCTGGACTATCTGGTGCTGGTAAATCATTCATGGCTGCTCAAATTGCTGCTAACGCTCAGAAGAAAGGAAAGTTTCCTGTCTACTTTGATGCTGAATCTGCAATTGACCCTCACTTCTTGGAAAGCTGTGGAGTTGACACTGAGAACCTAATGTATGTTCAAGCAATTTCTGTTGAGAAAGTATTAGAAACAATTGAGACTCTCATTGATCAATATGAAGATACACAATTTATATTTATCTGGGACTCAATTGCTGCAACAAGTTCAGAAAAAGAACTTGAATCAGACTTTAATCCTCAATCAACAATGTCCGTTAAACCAAGAATCTTTGGTAAGGCATTTCCCAAACTGACTATTCCTTTGGCTAATGGACAACACACCTTACTTCTGATCAATCAGTTGAAAACCAACATTAACGTTCAGAACCCAATGGCCGCTCTTATTGAGCCTTACATCGCACCCGGCGGTAAAGCTATTGAATACTTCTGCTCTATGCGTATTTGGCTTACAAAGCGTAAATCAAAAGCAGCATACTTGCAAGATGAAACTGGTCTTCGCATTGGTTCAGAAGTAAAGTGTAAACTCCAGAAGTCTCGCTTCGGGACTGAAGGAAGAGAGTGCACATTCAAGATTCTATGGTCTGGTGGCGCTGCTATTCAAGATGAAGAGTCTTGGCTGTTAGCACTCAAATCCTCTGGAACCAAACGCTTGAAACTATCAGGCGCATGGTATACTCTTGTTGATAAAGATGGAAAAGAAATAAAATTCCAAGGAAAACAATGGAAGGCAAAACTTCAAGATCCACATTTTAGACAAACGGTTCTAGATATTATGGATGAAGAGATTGTCAAGAAGTTTGATTCCGAAGGTAAAAATTTTGGTGTGAGTGAAGACGAATAGTTTTGTTTTCATGTTTTTCTCCTGGCGGTGGGTTGTGGTTGGCTCACCGCCTTTTTTTTATTGTTTTTACTTGACAAGTTGAGAGCAATATGATATAATATATATGTAAACAAAAACGGAGGGTTTATGAAACAAGAATTATTTAGCAAAGATTGCATTGAATTACTAAAAGAGATGGAAGACAACTCAATTGATATAGCGGTATTAGATCCACCATATTTCGAAATAGTAAAGAATGATTGGGATAACCAATGGAGTTCTGAGAAAGAGTATTTAGAATGGTGTAGAGAGTGGACTGTGGAAACAGCAAGAGTCCTAAAGCCAAACAAACCAATTTATGTTTGGGGCACAACAAAGACAGATACTTTTTTGAGATACAAATTAGATGTTCTAAACGGATGTAATGACCTAACATATCAGAATTGGATTATATGGTCTTATGATTGGGGAGGAAGAACTAAAAAGAAGTTTCCAAGAAAACATGAGGATTTACTTGTATATTCTAAAGGGAAAGCCATGGATTTCTATGCCGATCATGTTTTAGTTGAAAGAGCAGTCAAGAAAAACATGAACATTGATAGAAAGATAAAGCTTATCACAAAATATCAAGCAGATAAAAGTGTATCTAATTGGTCTGACAAAGATGTTCATAGTTGGAAAAAGTATAAATTTGATACGAAAAGCGATTCTGAATTGCAAACTCTATTGCAGAAAGAGCAGAATAAATCTGTAAATTTCGCAAAAGGAAAGATACCTACAGATGTCTGGAATAAAAACAACCATACCACTTCTAAGGAATATGCTGGTTGGCATCCAACTCAAAAACCAATTGAGCTACTTGAAAGAATTATAAAGGCACATACAAAAGAAGGTGATGTTGTATTTGATTGTTTTTCTGGCTCTGGCTCTACTATGATCGCAGCAGCATTATGTGGTCGCTCTTTCATAGGATCAGAGATTGATAAGGACTATTTTGAGAAGTCACTAGAAAGATACGAAGAATTAGTCCCCAGTGAAAAACGAAATCTTGTTGCTAAGAAGTAGGAGGAAACATGAATGATAAACTTTGGCTATTGATTGATAGCGTTCACAAAAAATTATTGAGAGCGAGACTTTGGACAACTTCGCTTGATGATTACAAACAAGACATTGAAGATGCAATAAAAGCATTGGAAGAAGCAAAAAGAAAGATGGAGGAAAAATGAGAGCATTATTCGCAATTATATTATTCACAGCAGCCCAGATATTGGCATGGTTTCAATCAAACTCTGGTATTATCGGAGAACCATTTAAATCAAACTATATTTGGATTGCTTTGATATTCGGACCTATTGTATCTCTATTGTTTGCTCACGCAACAATTATGCTTTATGAATCTATGCCTTTGTGGTCTATTAGATTTGTAACGTTTGCAATAGGTTATTTAATATTCATACCATTGACTTGGTATTTCTTGGGAGAAGAGGTGTTTACCCTTAAGAACATTCTATCGTTCTTGTTGTGCTGTGCTTTGATCTCAATACAGTTTTTCATGAAATAGGAGGACAAATGAAAAAAGTTATGATAATTGATGGTCTCAACATGTTTTTGAGATCTTATATCAACGTTCCGTCAATGGACAAGCACGGAGCACCAAACGGAGGAACATACGGCTTCATGAAGTCTCTCCAAAAGATTTGCGGGATGTTCAGTCCAGATCAGGTTATTATCTGTTGGGATGGGCAAGGAGGTTCACAGAAGCGCAAGCAAATGAACAAGAACTACAAAGCAGGTAGAGCACCTGTTCGCTTCAACCGGAGACTCATTGATCTATCACCCGAAGAAGCAGACAAGAATAAATACAATCAACAATACCGTTTGATGGAGTATCTTAACGATCTTCCCATCATCCAGACAATGATTGATTATATCGAAGCAGACGATTGTATTTCTTACATTTGTCAACATAAGATATATGAAGATTGGGAGAAGCTGATAGTCTCCTCAGATAAGGATTTTTTCCAGCTTATTTCGGAAAAAACCAAGCTATATCGTCCGATACAAGACAAAGTGGTAGACTACCCTACCTTGATAGAAGAACACAAAATTCACCCCAAAAATTTCGCATTAGCGAGAAGTTTGGTTGGAGACAAATCGGACAATCTTCCGGGTGTTCCGAGAGTTGGTTTGAAGACAGTCGCAAGTAAATTCCAATTCCTAAAAGAGAACAAACAATATGAAGTTGAGGACATTATGGAGCATTGTGAATCTTTAGATAGAATGCTTAAAGTTCATGAGAATATTTTGGAACATTCTCACCTCGTTGAGAAGAACTTTGAGATAATGCAGCTATATAGCCCGCTCATTTCCAACCTTCATAAAAAACAAATAAATTTTTCTTTGGAAGAGTTTGAACCTGAAATGAACAAACTAGAGATTACGAAAAAGCTCGTGACAGACGGCATTAACGCGGGAAACTTCAATGTTTTGTTTAATGCCATGAAAAAAATAACTTTATAAAAATAAAAACTTGACAGACTTTTTATTTTATGTTATAATATATATATCATTGGAGGACATATGAATAATCAAACGGAAACGTTTCAAAGGTTTGGCAAAGCCTTTCAAGAAAAATTCTGCCACATTATGCTATCGGACAGACCTTTCTGCGACCAAGTTGCAGAGGTTTTGAACGTGGAGTTTTTGGACTACGAATATCTTCGTGTATTCGCCCAGATTCTCTTTGAGCATAGAACAAAATATAAGGTACACCCTTCTTATGAGATCATGGAATCAAGAATCAGAACAGAATGCAACAAGTATACAAAAGCACTCAAAGAGCAGCTTTTGCAATTCTATGCATCCATTCTTGCTACTGATCGTATCGATAATTCACAGTATATCAAAGACAGTTCAATCGACTTCTGTCGTAAACAAGTTCTTAAGGGCGCTATGATGAAATCTGTAAAGCTTATCAAGTCATCGTCTTTTGATGAGATTCAGTCTGTTATTGAGGAAGCCTTGAAGTTAGGAACCGATAATAATTTTGGTCATGACTTCATCAAAGACTTTGAGGAACGCTATACAATTACATCGCGAGATCCTGTTTCCACAGGCTTTGAACGTATTGATGAGATATGTAAAGGCGGCCTTGGTAAGTCTGAATTAGGTGTTGTTATTGCCCCAACTGGTGCTGGAAAGTCAATGGTTTTAGTCCATCTTGGCTCTGAGGCACTAAAGCAAGGAAAGACTGTAGTTCACTATACTTTGGAACTTCAAGATACGGTAGTTGGTAATCGTTACGACTCTTGTATCTCCGGAGTTCCCTTGGCCGACCTTTTTCACAATAAGCAGCAGGTTCTTTACAAGATTAAAGATATACCTGGTCAACTTATTATCAAAGAGTATCCAACCAAGTCTGCTTCAACTGAGACTATCAAGCAACATATAGAACGTCTTAAGAAACGTGGTATTGAGCCTGATATGATCATTGTTGACTATGCTGATCTTCTGCGACCTGTTCGTTCATCTGCTGAAAAGCGCTTTGACCTTGAGAGCACTTATGAAGAACTGCGAGCAATCGCTCAAATCTATAAGTGCCCTGTTTGGACCGCTTCTCAGACAAACCGTTCCGGTCTCAATGCAGAAGTTATCACAATGGAAGCAATTTCAGAAGCATTCAATAAATGTTTCGTTGCAGACTTTATTTGTTCTTTGTCTCGTACAGTTCAAGACAAGCAAGCCAACAAAGGCCGCATGTTTATTGCGAAGAACAGAAATGGTCCCGATGGTCTTATATTCCCAGCATTTGTTGACTGGTCGAATGTAAATATAAAGGTTTTAAACCGAGAGAGTGGAGAATCTATTGCTGATGTAATCAAAGACTCAGATAGAAATACTCTTGACTTTCTCAAAGAAAAATATAAAAAACATAAATGAGGATTTAACATGTTAAGATTAAAAGATGTAAATGTAAGAAAGTTTCGACTTTCTGAGCAGTTTATTGCTCAATATAAAGAAGCCGAGGTCCCTTGGGGGCCTGTCGGTTATGTTACGTTTAAGCGTACATATGCTCGCCGTCTAAGCGAGTTTGAAGAAGGCGCTGTGGGCACTGAAGAATGGTGGCAAACATGTCGCCGTGTTATCGAAGGAATGTTCGACATTCAGAAGCGTCACGCTTTCATGATTGGAATTGAATGGAATGATGCTAAAGCACAGCGAACTGCTAAAGAAGCATATGACCGACTCTTCAATCTCAAGTGGACACCACCCGGCCGTGGCCTTTGGATGATGGGCACCAAGTTCATCATGGAGAGAACAGGTGCTGGTCTTTTCAACTGTGCTTTCCGTTCTACACGAGACCTTGCTAATAAAGGTGGTTATCTCTATGCTTGGATGATGGATGCTCTTATGGTTGGTATCGGTGTTGGCTTTGATACTCTCGGAGCAGGAACTTTTAAGGTCAAAGAGCCGCAATGGATTGAAGACACACTACTTATTGAGGACTCTCGTGAAGGTTGGGTTAACAGTGTGCATGTCTTGCTTGATGGCTTTATTCTTGGTAAAAAAGTTCCCAACTTTGATTACTCCGCTATTCGTGGAAAAGGTGAGCCAATTCGTGGTTTTGGTGGAACATCTTCCGGTCCTGATCCACTCATTGAGCTTCACAATAACCTAAAAGAATTACTCAGTCCAAAAGTAGGAGAAGAAATTGACTCGGTTGATATTGTTGACATTGAAAACCTCATCGGTCGTTGCGTTGTTGCTGGTAATGTACGTCGCTCTGCTGCCTTGGCCATTGGCCAAAACGATGATAAAAATTATCTCACAATGAAAAATGACCAAGAGAAGTTGTATCACCATCGCTGGGGCTCAAACAACTCCTTCGAAGCAAAGGTTGGTATGGATTATACTTGGCATGCTTCACAGTCTGCTATCAATGGAGAACCCGGTTATATTTGGTTGGACAATGCTCGTCATTACGGACGTATGAAAGACGGAAAGCGTTATGATGATATGAAAGTTATGGGCTTCAATCCTTGTGTAGAGCAACAACTTGAAGATGCAGAGCTTTGTTGTTTGGTAGAGACCTTCCCAGCCAAGCACGAAACATATGAAGATTATGTCAAGACTCTTGAAATTGCTTATATGTATGGAAAGACTGTAACTCTCATCAACACTCATTGGCCTGAGACAAATGCTATCATGCTAAAGAATCGCCGTATTGGTCTTTCTCAATCTGGTGTTATTCAAGCGTTCAACAAGTTTGGAAGACGCACAATGATTAATTGGTGCGATGATGCCTATAAGCACGTTGAAGAGCTTGATACAAAATACTCAGACTGGCTCTGTGTTCCACGTAGTGTCCGTATGACTTCTATCAAACCATCAGGAACAGTATCTCTTCTTAACGGTTCAACACCGGGTATTCACTATCCAGAGGATGAATACTACATTCGTCGTATTCGTTTCGCTGAGACCTCTGACATCCTTCCAACGCTTGAAAAAGCCGGATACAAGATTGAAAAGGACTCATACTCTCCAAACACTATGTGCGTTGAGTTCCCTGTTCATGAGCCGTTTTTCAAGAAAGGAAAGCGAGAGATCACAATGTGGGAGCAACTTGAAATCGCTGCTCAATACCAATATTATTGGGCTGACAACTCTGTTTCCATCACTGTGACTTTCCAAGAGCATGAAGCAGAAGAGATCAAAGATGCACTTGAAATGTATGAAGCGAGACTCAAAGCTGTTTCTTTCCTTAAATACATGGAGACTGGTTATAAGCAAGCACCTTACGAGCCAATCACCAAAGAAGAATATGAAGAGATGATAAAAGGCATCACACCTATTCAAAAGATTGAGACAAATCAAGGTGGAGTTGGAAGCAAATATTGTACAACCGATAAATGCGAAATCATTTAGCCTGAATTACAAGCCCCGAAATATCGGGGCTTTTTTACTTGACAAACATTGAAATGTGTGTTATAATATATAAGAACAAAGGAGAATATATGAAACCGTTTAACAGACACATACTTATCAAACTAGTTGAAAAGAAGCAAGAAGAGAAAGAGTCTCTTATCGTTCTTCCAACAGACTATAAAAAACCAGAGTCACCTCATCAACTTGGTGTAGTGATTAAAACAGCAGAAGATTGTTCTCTTCCGGTATCTGATGGAGACATTGTGGTATTTGAGAAAAGAATGCTAAATAAGATACAAATAGATGAAGAAACGCACTATTTAGTGTTAGAAAATTACATTTATGGGAGAATTTAAAATGAAACTTACAGCAGGAAAACTAAAATCACTTATCGAAGAAGTGATATCAGAGAATAGAAGATCATCAATGATACTTTCTGAGGCAACTCAATGGAGTCAATACAACCGTATCATGGATATATTCTCCGGAGAAGTAGGTTCTGTAGATCAAGTTGTTATTATGAGCCCAATGAACCCTCATGCAAAAGCAATTAGCGCAGAACAAAATGAAAAACGTAAAGAAGCTTTCTTGGAAGATATGAAAAGAGCCGGCTTTGGTTTTAGAATGATTGAAGGGATGTATGGTGGCCCTGAAGATTCTTATATTATACCTCACATGTCAGCCGATGAAGCTACATTTTATTGTTATAAATATGCACAAGAGTCGTTCGTATACTCGGTTCGTCAAGACCCTGTTCCAAGTCCAGATGATCCTGTTGTTCATCAGATGTGTTATATAGATTTCAAAGAACCGCAACAAGACCCAAACTATCCAGAAGATATTTACGGCAAGATGTATGTTGTACCAGATAGTGCTTCGCATACAGTCGGAGAAGAGACAACCGATATGAATGACTTTTCTCAAATGGCTGGCGCAACCAACTATTACAGTTCTGTTCCTAAGAAGGGTCCTAAAGCTGGTCCTAAATTCTCAATGGATTTTGACTTTGCTGCGGGCAAGAAAGGAAATATTACAAAGCCTATGTCTGATCCTCGCAATCCTAAGTATCCTCGTCTTGAAGAGACCTATATTTCAATCAAAGAATCTGATATTCCAAACACTACAGAAGCAAAGCGACTGGTTGAGAGCATCAATGCAAGAGCGGCTAAAATCAATGAAAAAGATAGAATTGGAAGTTCAAGATGGAGAGAGCGTCTTAAAATGAATGGAGAGAAGCAAAAACTTCTTAAGCTTGTTAAGAGGCGCAAATGAACCAATATGAAAAATCAATTGATCTCTATGGAGATAACATCGGTAGGGTGGACTATGTTTCTCATATGGGTTCTGACCTTACCGTTGTTAATAGTGCTCGTGTCTCTTTTGGTACTACAAAGTCTGAATTGGATAAACGTGATAGGAAGCTTATACGCTACCTTATTGCCCACAAACACACTTCTACTTTGGAGCATTGTGTTGTTACCTTTAAATTTACTGTGCCTCTATTCATTCGTTCTCAACATCACCGTCACAGAACGTGGAGTTATAACGAAATTAGTAGACGATACACAGACAAAGAACTTCGGTTTTATTGTCCACGAGAATTTAGAACACAACACAAATCAAACAGACAAGCCTCAAATATAGAAGAGTTGATTGATCCAATTTTGTGGCACGATGGAGAGTCTCAAATTATTCCTGCTTTCCATCCACAGGCTTCTGAAGTGTACCGAGAACATTGTCAAAGCTCTTTGAACCTATTTCATGAACTAGTTAATAAAGGAGTGTGTAGAGAACAGGCAAGAGGTGTATTACCACAAACACTTTACACGGAGTATTATGGAACTTGCAATCTCAATAACCTTCTTAAATTTGTTTCTCTTCGCTTACATGATGGTGCACAATATGAAATACAAAAAGTCGCAGAAGCATGCTTGGAAATCGCCACCGACCTTTTCCCTGTCACAGTCAAAGCATACAGAAATGCAACTGGTCACAGCGAAGTATAAAAAAGGTGACTTAGTAAATTTAAATACATTTGGTCTTATATTGAGATCAACAGGAAATCAAGCGAGGATCGGCATTGTTATGTCGTATCCTCGTAACTACTATAAGGCCAATGCTGATCAAGAGTTAATCTATTGGGTGTATGACGTAGTAGTTGGAAACGAACTAATTATAGACGTACCTCAAGAATTTTTGATAAGGATTAATAAAGATGAAGATGAAGAAGATCTTGACTGAATGGCGCAAGTTCATTAATGAAGGCGTTTCAAACGAAGATATAAGAAATAAAGAAATACAAAGAATTAATAATTCTAGAATACCCGACAAACAAGCACAGAAGCAGATTGCCTCTATCTACCTACCAATGTCTTTGATGGGTCATATCCCAAGAGGAGCAAAAGAGTTTTATGAAGGAAGAATACTGGACACAGATCTTATTAAGATGCTTGATGCCCTTGATGTTGCAGCATATAATCACGAAGAGTCTGGAGAACAAACAACAGATTCTGAATACTTCACAATTGAGACTGTTGGGGAGTTGGCCAAAGATATCACAACAGAAAAAATCAGAGTGAGAAGCAATATTACAGAAGCAGCCCAAGGTATTTTTGATAGTATCGGAGAACTACAACGAAGAATTTTTGTAGTTCAAAATATGATATCTGATGGAGATTATGATTTTGGTAAACTCTCTCCTGATTTCAACTATGGTATGCCAGTCAAAGGCGGACATCACAGAGGACCTGATAGTGGTGACGGAGGCATTCAGTTGCCCGGTAGAATGAGTCCTGCTGAAATGGCTGAGTTTGAAAAGATGATGGAAATGTTCTCTGAAGCACATGGACAAATGATTGCTTCCAAAGATCTTGAAGGCGAAGAGAAATACAGAGCCTTACAGGATATACGTGAGAAACAAAGAAAATTTTATTTATACATGTATGAACTATGGCGAGACAAAAGAGGAGAAGTCAACTCTATGACCTCTATGTATAAGTCAGCAGCATTTGATGAAGAATATGATGAAGCACTCCAAAATCTCTTGGACGATTCAATCGTTGTTGATGATAGATCAGATGCACAAAAAGAACTTGACCAAGCAACAGAAAAACTAAAAATGCTTGAAGATGAGGTTGCTAAACTAAGAAAACAATCGGCGATTATGAGGCCTGAACAAGCACAGTATAAAAAAGAATACGAACAGAAACGAAAAGAAGCAGCAAAAGCACGTAGGGCAGTTCAAATGGCTAAGAGGGGTAGATGAATCTAGTTCTACCTAAGATTGTAACAGGTGGCTCCCTAGAGTCTCTGTTCTATGCTTATATTCACGAGACACCAATAGTTCTTACACAACCTTATGTTCCATTCGAACTTGATATGGTTGAGGACAATACATTCTTTGAACTGCTCGGATACACAGCAGAAATGCCGTTAACCAAAGTTCAGATATGGGACAGGCTTGTATTTGTGCTCTCAATGGCAGGTCTTGTTATGATGCCCAATAATGTGAGAAATGTCCGAGAAGAAAGCAACAAAATTATTTTTTCTCTCAACGATAACTCTCGGTTCATTATAGCCTATGAGAGAAAGATGTCCTTTGATAAACATCTAGATGGTGAAGTCGATGTATACGACTGGTTCGACATCAGATCAGGAGCCAAAACAGAATTACAGGAGATAAATGATTCAGAAGATGATCTCGTTCATAAAGTTATTTTTTATGATTCGCAAAGAAGAGGAACGGGAGGCAGAGGGTTCAAAGACCTTGTCGCTGTATCTCGTATGCAAACGTCGGAGTTACACGAATATGAAAATAGCGAAGGCTATGTCCGACTTAAAACACTTAAGATGATGAAAGAACAAGGTATGCGTGGAAGACCTAACGGATATAACAAGAAAGGCAAGCAGCAGTTCTATGCTCTCAAAATAGAACACATGCATCGTGAGATTGTAAAGAGATACGAGCCAAAATTCACCATGCAAGAAACACTTAACCAAATAAGAGAAGAGAAGGAATTATGGAAACTTACGAAAAAGCTATTACATCAAAAGCAAATTTCCATCTTGCGGGAATCGTCCCGATTGCCGGTGGACATACTAGTCTAGAGTTCCCCTTTCCTGATGTAATGCTTCCAATAGCGAACGATTACACGCTCTTAGACGCTGCTATTGTTGAATGTGCCTATGCTGGCTGTGATACAATCTGGATCGTCTGTAACGATGATACAGCGCCACTATTGCGTCATAGGATTGGAGACTACATAGAAGATCCATCTTATTACTACTTCAATACTTCAATCAATAAATACGACCACAAGCGCATACCGATATTCTGGGTGCCTCAACATCCTAAAGATAGAGACAAACGTGACTGTTTATCATGGAGCGTTATATATGGGGCGCTAAGCAGCTTTATGATATCCTCTAAGATATCAAAGTGGGTTATACCCGACAAATACTATGTTAGCTTTCCATATGGCCTTATAAATCCACGAGATCTCATTGCAAATAGGAAGTTTATAAGTTCAAAAGACAATTTTTATGTTATGTCGGAGAATCAAACTGTCCAAGACAACATCTATACATCTTTTACATTCGGTAAAGACGAATTTGTAAAATATAGACGAAATGTTCGCAAGGGAACAGGCAAATATAAAGGAACTTTTGGAAATATGGAAATTTTACCGCTAGAAAAGCGTTGGTCGGCGCGTTTTTTTGAGCCAAAGGATGTTTTCACCGATCTGGACATAAATGAAGCAAATCTTTTGATAACCGAGAATTTTCACAATATAGCAAGTTGGGAAGAGTACCATACATACATGAATTCTGAATATTCAAAAGAGATAGAGAAGCCTCCCGGAGATTTGTTTTCTTACAAAGAGTTTCACGGTGTTGCAACCTAATTAAGGCATGTCTATCGAACAAAAGAAATTTAAGCGTTTGAGAAAAGAACTTCAGTTTCTCCAAAGTGAACTTGAATATGTCCATGAGGTACTTCATGAATGGCATCAAGAGTTTGAAGATTATCAAAGGGCCTATTGCGAGAAGAAAAACATTGACCTCGCAAAGTTAAATGAAAAAAACAGGAAAAAAGTTAACCAGATAATACCTCAACCGGTAAAAGAAGAGACCGGTTTGGTTAGATACGACAATGCTATACAAAAGAATGGCTTCAAGAAGCTGTATAAACAAATAGCCCGTAAGCTTCACCCAGACCTAGGTGGAGATGAGAAAGAGTTTCAAGAAGTTCAACAAGCGATGCAAGAAAAAAACTTTGAAAAAATACTTGACATCTGTGATAAACATGATATATTAATAAAGATAGACAAACAAATGGTCAAACTTTTAGAGGAACAAATAGAAGAGACCAAAGCAAAAATAAGTAAAGAAAAATCTACTTACTCATGGAGCCTTTACTCTTGTGATGGGAATCAAAACTGCAAAGACAATGTAATAAAAAAATTTCTCAAGCAGTTATTTGGATATCAAGAGAAAGTTCTTAAATTATAGGAAAGACAATGAAACTAACAACAGCAAGACTAAAAAAACTTATTCGTGAAGAGATTGAGAAACTAAATGAAAAGGTCTCTAGAAATTTTGTTCGAAGAGGGCAAATAAAATATGAAGGCGGAGAATATACATATTATGTTTTTATAAAGGGGGAAAATGGTCTCAAGAAGCTTTCCGATATTAAGGTGTCTGGACCACAAAGTAAAGATAATCCAATTGGACACTACAGAGTGAAAAATAAAATCAACGATCCGGACTCTCTATGGAATGCGATAAAGAATCAAGAAGAAGAAAAGCATGGAGATTTCAAAACCCAACATATGTTTGTTGTAGGATCTGACGATAAAGTAAAAGTAGATAAAATTAAAAGTGAAATTGTTTAGGAGGAATAATGCAAATCAATGATTTAGTAAAAATTATCTCAACAAACGAATTGGGTGTTCTTGTTGAAATAGTAAAGGAAAATGGATACCCAGATGAATATGTAGTTGAAATTGACGGAGAGCAGTTTTGTTGCTTCAAATCAGAGTTGGAGGTACTTGATGTTTAATCCCAATCTCAAACTCATTCAAAAGATAAAGCAAAACGGTGGTTTTATAAACGCCCATGCTCACTTTGATCGGGCTTATACAGTAACAGAACATAATATGGAGAAGGTGGTTAATTACCACCTTTTTGATAAGTGGCAGTTCGTAGATAAGTTCAAGAAGAACGCAGAGGTCTCAATCTATATTGAGAACATGATGACAGCAGTCAACCAGCAGATAAGAATGGGTGCCGTTGGTGCCTTAACTTTTGTCGATATTGATTCGGTGTGTGGATTCAAAGCAGTAGAAGCCGCCCAGATAGTAAAAAAAGAGGCAAAAGCCAAAGGTTTTGAACTCAAAATCTGTTCTCAAGCACTCAAAGGGGTATTAGCGCCCAAAGAAAATAAACTGCTTAGAAAAGCCTTAGAATTGGGATATTTGGATGTTATAGGTGGACTTCCGAGAGCAGATGAAGGAAAAGCACAAGCACATTTGGATGAGATCTTGTTTCTTGGTAAAGAACATGGAAAGAGAGTTCATGTTCATGTTGATCAACTTAATGATTCGCTTGAGAAAGAAACCGAAATGCTTGCTCGTAGAACAATGCATTGGGGCATGGAAGGAAGAGTCACCGCCGTCCATGGTATTTCCATAGCAGCCCACCCAAAAGAATATAGAGAGCGTGTCTATGGTATGGCTCGTGATGCAGATCTTTCATTTATCACATGTCCAACAGCATGGATTGATTCTCGTAGAAAAGAATGGCTGGCTCCGACCCATAACTCAATAACACCAGTTGAAGAAATGCTGCAGCATGGTCTAACAGTTGCTATCGGCTCAGATAACATTCACGATGTATATAAACCATTTTCAGATGGAAACATGTACACTGAGGTCAGATTTCTATTAGAATGCCTTCATTTATATGATATTGATGCTCTTGTTGATATCGCTACCAAGAACGGGAGACTAGTTATTGGTATGGAGGACGATATGAATGGAGAACAAACATAAAGCAAAAGAACCTGTATTCAAACTTGGAGACTTGGTATTTTATCAACCAAGCGAGATGAATAAGTATGCAAACGGTGAGAGGCAAATGGGGATTATTTTAGCAATAACACCTGAAGTTGCTCCACTGTTTGAGGTCTTACCTGACGCGGAACTGTGGATGTATGAATATAAGGTCAAGTGGATAGATACAGGATACACTTCAACGCTTCATGCATTTAATTTAAAAAAAGTTGAAATTCCTGTTGACAAAGAAGAGGAAACATGATACATTATAATAAAGGAGGAAACATGATAGGGAAATTAGTAAAATGGATTCACGATGAGATACCAACAAATCTCTGTGTGATAATTGATGATTTGGGATATAAAGAAGATCATATTGTTTTATCCGAAGAAGAAGATAATGAAATGCTTTTTCTTTGTTATGACTTTATAACAAACGAACAATTCTATGCTTTAGAAAGCGAACTTAGTTTTATAAACTAATTAAAATAATGCGGGAGTAACTCAGTTGGTAGAGTGTCACGTTGCCATCGTGAATGTCGCGAGTTCGAATCTCGTCTCCCGCTCCACTTTTATCCGGGGGCGCAATGGTTTCGACAGGGTAGACATGAAGGACAAGTGCAAGTAAGCCTGAACAGCTTTGATAGTTTAAAAAAATTATAATTGCCAATAATAACAATTATTTCGAAGTAGCTCAAGCAGCTTAATCGGGTGGTTTCTTTATACCATCAGTCCAAATAAAGATAGTCAGATAGGTGAGACGATAAAGTTATAAGGAAGTCTAGCGGACTTTGCCGTACCTAAAATGGTTACCCTGTTGGTAGCAGGTGGAACTCTAAGGCTACACAAGAGTTGGTTGGAAAAAAGGTAGCTACTTTGTTTGTTTAGAGAAACAAAATAAACTTGTGAACGACTTTAATTTATGATGCTGTGGACGAGGGTTCGATTCCCTCCGCCTCCACCACTTACCCCATGCTAGTATCCTTCCATAACTAAACTTTGGTCGGAGAATCATGGGGTTTTTTTTAAAAAAAACCAGACTATTTATTACAAATTTAGGAGATATTAAAATGAAACTTACAACTCAAAGACTTAAGCAACTTATCAAAGAGGAGATTCAAGCAGCAATGAAAGAAGAAATGTCCGACGATCAAGGAAAAGTACAACAAGCAGTGCAACTCATCCTTGGTGGTTGTAAAGCAGTGATGAATGGTGGAAAAGTTCGTGGTATTAAACATAGCCGTGATACACAAAATGACAGAAACGAATGCGTTGTAGAAGTAGATGTTTGGTTATACCAAAATGGGTTTATTGACGATCTATATGGTGCCGTTGATAATCCTTTTGTTCAACAAGTCATCGATGCTATAGACAACAAGACTGTCTCTGTTGATTCTAAAGTGTTTGCACATCTATATATGATGGGTGATGGATAAAAAAATTTATTTGACAAACTCCTGAGAATATGTTATACTATAATATAACTTAGGAGAAAATATGAATAGATTGATACCTCCATCAATATGGAGCAATAAAACAGTTTTAGTGTCCGGCGGGTTTGATCCCATTCATGCCGGACATGTTGCTATGATAAGAGATGCGGCAAAGCATGGAGATGTGATTGTCGTTGCGAACTCTGACGAATGGCTTATGAGAAAGAAAGGGTTTGTATTTATGCCCTTTGAAGAGCGCCGAGACATTCTTAAAGAGATCAAAGGTGTTATCATTGTAGCAGCCGTTGATGATTCAGACGGAACGGTATGTGATGCCCTCCGAAAAATCCGCCCAGACTATTTTGCAAATGGCGGAGACAGAGGAAAGAGCAACACACCGGAACAAGATGTCTGCGAAGAGCTTGGCATTGAAATGCTATGGGGAGTTGGCGGAGATTATAAACGAAACTCTTCATCTGATCTTGCAAAGAACTTAGTCGAAAATTATCCAAAGGAGGAAAAATGAACGAACAATGGATTTTTTATTTAGATGCTCTTATCCCAATGATGGGGTTGGTGTATTTTTATTATTGCTTGCATAACATAGAATAGGAGAACAAATGAATATATTTAGCATAGTAACATTCTTGGCATGCAGTCAAGAAGTTAAGGTAGACGAACAAAAACTACTAACACAGTCAAAGGCAATCTTTAACACAATAGATTCGCTTGAGGCAAAACAAGATACAAAAGAAATTGTTGCGTTAGGTCGCGAGTTGTATCTAGAAAAAGCATTGAGCGGTAATGGAACACAATCTTGTGAGTCCTGTCATTTGCTCGATCACCACGGAGCAGAACCGCTTCGTGTTTCAGTAGGAGCTTATGGAAAAGAAGTTGAGCGCAATGCACCATCAACTTTTAACTCTGGCTTTCATATCTCTCAGTTTTGGGATGGACGAGCAGCAACTCTTGAAGAACAAGCGGCTGGACCTATCACAGCAGCAGGCGAAATGGGTATGCCTTCACAAGAAGCAGCAGTTAAAGCAATCGCTTCAATTGAGAAATACCCTGCTTTATTTGCCTCTGTTTTCCCAAACGAAGAGAACAGTATAACATTTAATAACATAACCAAGGCTATTGCTGCATTTGAAAGAACTCTTGTAACCTCTGACCGTTTTGATGACTGGATGAAAGACCAAGGTAAACTTACTACAACAGAACTCAAAGGTCTTGAAACTCTCATCAATACCGGATGTGTATCTTGTCATAACGGTCCTCTATTGGGAGCCAACTCTTATCAGAAGGTTGGAGTTATGGAGCCATATCGCCCAGACCCAGAACACATTGATCTTGGTCGTTTCAATGTAACAGGTAATCCAGCAGACAAAGAAGTGTTCAAAGTTCCTTCATTGCGAAATGTAACCAATACAGCGCCATACTTTCATGATGGTCGTGTATCAACAATCGAAGAAGCCATATCTACTATGGCTCGTATTCAACTTGGAAAACAACTATCGGAAAAAGAAATTGCCGACATCGTTGCCTTTCTTAAAACAATGGAGAAAAAATGAGATTTGCTTTATTAACAACGCTTCTTGCTTGCGGCGGAGACATTCTTATCTCCGCAAACTATGATGAAAAAACAAACGATACAACTGATGTGGTTGTCGTTGAAGACACTGTAGCTCCAAGTCCAACATCGGACACCCCAAACGAACCGACAAATGAACCAGAGTCACAAATGACTGAACTATCCGTTGGTCTTGCAACGATTCACTTCCGACAGATATCATGCCCAGCATGTGTCGGAGCATATGGAGAGTTTGATATTACCGCTGAACTTAAGATGCACCAACCAACATCCGGAGACTATTTTGAATATATGACTCCTGTTGGAACATGCACTACACAAATGATTGAAACTTATGTAAGTTCTCAACCGGTTCAAGCAACACAGCCAGCTATGTTCAATAGTATTCAACTTAACCCATCAGGTCAAGGACAGTGGACAAACAACTATCTCTACGAGTATCAAATACAGAGACAGACACCTCATACAATTGTTACTGAAAACGGCACGATAGTTGACGCATTTACGACCATAGAAGGCTTTGACGACATTCAACCCTATACCTTACTATGGGTCGATCCTTCTTACGCTTTTGATGCCGTAATTTCCAAGAATGGAACAACTTTTACATGGTTCCCTGTTCTGCCTCTTGATTACTTTGAGATTCTTATTGCGGTTTATTCGCCCGATGGTTCTCAACTTCTCGGAGCGGTTAGTTGTATGGAGACAGACACAGGATATATGTTTGTTCCCGGTGCATACTTTCAGTCATATCCGATGTGGTCTCTAGCTGCTGTGCATCTTATTCGACACAGAATAGGAAGACAGATAGCACCAGAGTTTAACGGTTACATTGACTCGCATATGATTTGGGAAGTTATTGGAACAGGACACATTGAATAGATAAAAACAAACTATTTATTGTAAAGTTGGAGAGATTTCATATGAAATTAACAAATGAAGCAATAAGAAGAATTATCAAACAAGAACTAGACAGCGTTCTCAAAGAAATGAGATATCCTGGTGGACACCCTGATCCTGAATTTCTAAAAAAAATTCGCCGTGACGATGCTGGGATTGATGCAATGTTTCTTAAGAAAATTGAAGATCTAGAGAAAGAAGATCCTAAAATGGCTAGAGAACTCGCAAAAGGTTTGGGTTCACAAGAGAATTTAGAAGTGATGCCTGATGATCCGAAAAATATAATGCAGTTGAAAAATGAAATTGTTGATTTACAATTGAAAGCAAGAGCGGCTCTTTGGAACAACACCTCGGATGTTTGGAGACCTTTAGTAGCAAAACTCAATAAAAAATTAGATGAATTAAGCGCTATAACAGGAGAACCAGTAGGTGACATTGACAATACTGCTTCTGTACAGACTGACTTTCATAGAAAGCATTCTGGTGAATCATTTCAAGGACCACATAAAGTTTATTCACCTGATAATCTAGGTCCAGATTATTTATAACTTTGGAACAGGCCACGTAGAATAGCTTTAAAGGCATCCTACTGAAGAATCAGTGATAAGGGCTCCTCTCGTTAGGATGCCTTTTTTTTTATATAAAATACTTGACAAACACAACATACCGTGATATAATATATACATGTTCAATGAGGAGGAAACATGAAAATAGAACACAGTAAAACTTATCATTTCGAAGTAAAGGAATTCTCTTTTGGAGATATTCCAAGAGAAGAGTTGATAGAAAACTTTAAGGACGGACGATGCTGTTCGTGGTTTATGGAGCCGCAACTAGTAAAGTGGTTCCCAGATTTATCCCGTGTTAAGGGAGACAAAGATCATGACCATATCGACAAAGATGGTGTGAAATATGATGCTAAAAACTTTACAAAATATGGTTTGAAATTTATGCCTTCTAATCAACTTGGAGCAGGTAGAAAATTTAATGAAAGCATAGCTTATGAAAAAGCAAATGATTTAATTTACATATGCTGTGACATTGTAGATTTTCCAAAAGTTAGAGTGAGATTTGAAAAGGGATCTGAACTTGTAAAGAGGTTTCCCACCTGTAAGATCAATAAAGGCTCTAGAGAGGAGTTTTTCAATGGGTAATGCAGTTAACGATAAATACTTTACAAAACCTGAAACTGTTGATTTGTGTTTGGGTTTAATAGATCTAAAAAAATATGATTTGATAATAGAACCATCAGCCGGCTGTGGGTCGTTTTTAAATAAACTACCTAAAAAAAATTCTAAGGGCATAGACATATCCCCAGATATAGCAGATGTAATAGAACTGGATTTTTATAGTATTGAGAAAGTCATAAAGCTTTTAGAGTTAGAAAAAAATAAGGAAAAAAAATATCTGTCAATTGGAAATCCACCATTTGGAACCAGTTCTGGGATGGCTATCGACTTTTTTAACGGTTGTAGTATTTTTTCTGACACTATAGCGTTCATTGTTCCTAGGACTTTTCGTAAGATAAGTGTTACCAATCGATTGTCTTTTGATTTTTCTTTATCGAAAGAACTTATATTGCCAAAAAACAGCTTTTTAGTAATGGACCCCAACAGCCCGACACTAACCTCTGAATATGATGTTCCCTGTGTTTTTCAAGTTTGGGATAAAACAGAAGAAAAAAGAGTAAAGGTAGAGTCTAGATCTACTTCACGCTTTATAAACTTTGAAAGTAATATAAAACAAGCAAAATATGCTTTTAGAAGAGTTGGCGCTGCGGCAGGAGATCTATACGAAATTTCTAAATCAAATCGATCAATGTCTGCGCCAAGTCATTTTTATATAAATTGTGAAGACAATATTGCAGATGCAATAAGAAAGCTAGATTGGGGTTACAATTCTGCAAAATACGACACAGCCGGAAATCCAAGTATTTCAAAGAATGAATTGATAATAAGTTTAGAAAAATACTTGACAAATATGCCGTAATGTGATATAATATTAATATACTTGAGGAGGTAATATGAATAATATAAAATTTGTTGGGCTTCACGCTCATTCGGGTGTTGGCTCACCCTTTGATGGCTTCGGCTACCCGCAAGACCACATGAACTTTTGCTACGAGAATGGAGGACAGGCTCTAGCATTAACCGATCATGGAAACATGAATGGTTTCGCATATCAGATTCTGCACGCAAACAAGATGGCAAAAGAAGGTAAAGACTTCAAACCAATCTTTGGTGTGGAAGCATACTTCATTGAAGATGTCGAAGACTGGAGAAAACAGTATGAAGAACACAAGGCAGATAAGAAGAAAGCCAAAGAACTATCTGATAAGCAATCAGGTGTAAACGTAGAGGAAGAAGGTGCGACCAAGTCAAAAGGTCGTTCCATTAACCGTTCTCGTCATTTAGTTCTTCTCGCAATGAACCAAAACGGTCTTAACAATATATTTAAATTAGTATCGGAAAGTTACAGTGAGAAATACTTTTATCGCAAGCCTCGCATGGATTATAGTCTCCTTCGCAAATACAGCGATGGTGTTATTGCTATGTCTGCTTGTCTTGGTGGTGTTTACGCTGGGTGCTATTGGGAAAACATTGAGAACGGTGAAGAGGCTGTTCTTGACTGCATGCGCGAAACAACCCGTACTATGGTTGATATCTTTGGTGATCGCTGGTATGGTGAGTTACAGTGGAATGCTGTACCTGAGCAGCATGCTCTAAATAAATACATCATCCAGATGCACAAAGAGTTTGGTATCAAGTTGGTTTCAACTGCTGACTCTCACTATCCTACACCAACTGCTTGGAAAGACCGTGAGCTATACAAGCGGCTCGGTTGGTTGGGACGTGGTGCGCCTGAATGGTTGGACATGACTCTTCCCGGTTCTGTTCAAGATATGGATTATGAACTCTATCCAAAGAATGGAGAACAAATGTGGGAAGACTTCAAGAAATACTCGGAGGAATATGATTATGATGAAGAACTCGTATTTAGAAGCATTGAGGAAAGTCACACCATTGCTTTCGAACGCATTGAACAGTTTGTTCCAGACACTACTGTTCGTCTTCCTGATTTTGTTGTACCTGCGGGTCGTGATGAAGATGACTACCTACGTGATCTATCACTTGGTGGCCTAAGTCACTTGAGAAAGAACAGCCCAGAATATATTTCCAGAATCAATCATGAACTCAGCGTTATTGCTGATCGTGGTTTCTCAAAGTATTTCTTAACAATGAAAGCCATATCAGACAAAACAAATGAAGTTCAGTTGGCTGGTCCAGGTCGTGGTTCTGCTGCTGGTTCATTGGTAGCCTATGCTCTCGGAATCACACAGGTTGATCCTATTGAGTATGGACTTCTGTTTTCTCGTTTCTTGCGTTCTGATGCAACAGACTATCCGGACATCGACTATGATGTATCTGATCCCATGGTTCTCAAAGATATGCTTATCGAAGAGTGGGGCGATGATGTTGTTGTTCCTATCTCAAACTGGAATACACTTCAGCTTCGTTCTCTCCTCAAAGATATCTCAAAGTTCTACGAGATTCCATTCAATGAAGTGAATGCTGTTACAAACGTTATGATGAAAGAAGCCACACCTGCGGCCAAGCGAAAGCATGGTATTAAGGCTGGTGTATATACTCCAACCTTTGAAGAGACCATTGAGTTCTCCGACAGTCTTCGTGGGTTTCTTAACAAGTATCCACATGTAGCAGATCACGTCATGGCTCTTTATGGTTCTTATCGTTCATGCTCTCGTCATGCTGGCGGTGTGGTGGTTGGAGAACAATTAAATAAATATATGCCTTTGATCTCGTCTAAAGGCGTTAGACAAACTCCATGGTCTGAGGGGCAGAACGTTCGTCAGCTTGAGCCTCTTGGTTTTATCAAGTTCGATATTCTTGGACTATCAACTCTCAGAATGATTGAAGATTGCATTAGACGTATTCTAGTTAACAATGGAACTGAACAACCAACGTTTGCTCAGATCAAAGCATTTTATGATCAGAACCTCCATCCGGACGTTATTGATTTTGACAATCAGGATATTTATGAAAACATTTTTCACGAAGGTAAATGGGCTGGTATCTTTCAGTTCACAGAGAAAGGCGCACAGTCATTTGCTGTCCGTGCCCAGCCGAAGTCCATTATTGATATCGCAGCTATTACGTCAATCTATCGCCCTGGGCCTTTATCGGCTGGTGTTGATAAGCAGTATGTTGCTGCTATTAATGACACTCTATCGATTGAGTATCTTCACCCTCTTGTAGAAGAAGTTACCAAAGAGACCTACGGCTTCTTGATTTTCCAAGAACAGATTGCTATGTTGGCTTATAAACTTGGAGAAAATATCTCTATGGATGAAGCTAACCTCCTCCGCAAAGTACTTACTAAGAAGGGTACGGGTAAAGGACATGAGGTTAAAGAGGCGATCAAGGAGAAGTTTCTTGCTGGGTGCGAGAAGAAGGAGATCAGAAAAGAGGACGCTGAAAAGCTATGGGCCACTTTTGAATATTTCTCTGGTTACGGCTTCAATAAGTCTCATGCTGTATCATACTCCATCATATCTTATCAGTGTGCTTACCTTTATAACTATTTTCCTACTGAGTGGATGTGTAGTTTCTTGGATCGTGAGCCCGACACTAAGAAAGAGCAAGCAATTAATATTGCTAAGTCTCATGGTTACTCTATCCGTCCTATTGATATCAATCTTTCTGGCGACTCTTGGGAGGCTGCTTCTGACCACGAGTTAGTTGCGCCGCTCACAACTATCAAAGGTCTTGGAGACAAGGCTATCGAAGAGATTGTTGCGAACCGTCCTTTTGAGACTGTTGAGGAATTGCTATTCAATGAGAACGTTATCTATCGTAAACTCAACAAGAAGTCTTTGGATGCTCTTTGTCGCGGTGGTGCTTTGGATTCCCTCATTGATGATAGGTTCACAGGTGCTCAACACTTCTGGGCTGCTTGTTGCCAAGATCGTCCAAAAAACCTCAAAAAACTCGCTGAAAATATTGAGGCATATAAGGAGGCCGGTGACTTCTCAAAAGACGATAGAGTTGAATTTCTTACGGAATTGACGGGTATTTTTCCTATGAATCTTGTTGCTCCGGAAGAAGTCCAAGAGTCTCTAGCTAAGTTCTGCGTTCCACCTATCTCTGAGTTTGATGCTGCTCTTGGTGCATGTTGGGGTATACCTCGTAATGTCAATCTTCGCAAGTCAAAGAATGGCAAGTGGTTTGCTGTTATTGATCTGATCGATTCAAACAGTAAACTTACCAAGCTTCGGTATTGGGGTGTGAACAAAGACACAATCCGAGACGAGATTCTCTTGAACGAAGTTTACATTATCAAGCCGCAATATTCTGATGGTTGGGGATTCTCAACGAGAGGTCATGTTGATAGAACATGGAAACGTATGACAACAAACAAGGAGGAATAATGGATGAGATGGAAAAGGTTGGAGCCGATGGGTATCCAACAATGCTGGTCTTTGCCAAAGTTATAAGAAACATTGGTTACGACCATAATACAGGAGACGAGATAATAGAATACGACAACAAACTCAAAGCAGGATTTATAGTAGAAGAGAGCAAGTCATTTGAGCAATATTATCTCGTCAAATATTTTGATGGATCTACATGTTTTCATTGGGGTGTAGATCTTTTTTATAGAAAAGATGAAGAAAATGACTTGACATATCTAAAGAAATAGGTTATAATATAAATGTAAGGAGGAAACCATGTTAGATAAAAAATTACAACAAAAAATTATTAAGAAATTCAAAGGTAAAGGTGGACCACCTGATACAGAGTCTTCTATCATTGATAGTAAAGAAGAGGATGTAATCGAAATGTTCGCTATGGCTTCTGTTGCCGCAAAGATTGCTGATCGTTGCTGGCCGGCTATCAAAGAAGCGAGAATAACATCAACAAATGATGGTGTTATCTTTAAGATTGACCGCAAGTATTTTCGTGGTCTTGAATATTGTTTTAGAGTTATGAAGGAGAACTAATGGAACATTTAACAAATTGTCATGGTGAGTGGAACGCGTTATTTGCATTCGCTTCATCAATGCCCATACTTGGAGTATGGATTCGTTACAAGATAGGAGGTAAACATGACGAATGATATTAAAATTGTGGTAAACAAAGATTACCGAGACACAAAGTCTAAAGAAGAGCACATCGCTGATTACATTGAGAGCCTTGTTGCTATCGAAGAAGCGATGGAGCCTTACAAAGAACAGAAGCGAGATCTCAAGAAAGAATATCTTGAGAAGCAATGGCTTTCCAAAGAAGACATTTCTCTCTCTGTTCGTGCTCTTCGTCTTCTCAAAGAGGACATTGACATTCCACAACTGATGGATATGTATATCACTCTGAGACGCAAACACGGAGTCAAGAAGGAGGATGAAGATGAGAGTTAAAGAGTTAGCTTTTCATGTTGCTGCATTCCAAGAGTGTGGCATTTTTGAAAACATAAAAGAAAATGGTTGGAAAAACCAACAAGAATTTCTTCAATCTTTAAAAGAGCGGCACAAAAAAGAGTGGTGCGAAATGCCAGACGGTAGAATAGTAATGAACATTACAAAAGAAGACCGGCTCGATTCAGGTCTCAGTGTTAAATATGTTGTTCTTGACGGCTGGGTTGCGACCTATAATTATGAAGCTCTAGAGCGAAAATATGAAGCTCGTAGTCAAAACAACCCTTCTTATTCATATTTTTATGATGACGATGATGATTGGTCATATGATGACCCTTATGATGACGATGATTATCTAGACGACTATAACGATGATTATGGATGGTGGCGATGAATAGAGCCCAACGAAGAAAGTTGGGAATAAAAAAGAAGCCTGATCTTGATAAAAAGATTGGGCTTTTTGATAAACTTCCCGATAAATGCACCAACTGCGACAAACCATACGACAAGAAGTCAAAGAAAATGGCTATGACTTGGACGGTTGTTGTTCGCGAACAAGAGAACAAGGTAAACTTATATTGCCCACCTTGTATGGATTGGGCGAGAAACTTCATTAAAGAAACAAAGGAGGAAATGAATGAGAATAAGAGTTAAAAAAGTGCATCCTGATGCTGTATTGCCAAAGTATGCAAACTTCGGAGATGCTGCTGTTGACTTGGTGTCTGTCCGTAAATGGGAAGATGATCATGGTAACACTTGCTACGGAACCGGTCTTGCTATGGAAATACCCGATAACCATGTCGGTCTTTTGTTCCCAAGGTCATCTGTATCAAAGACCAATCTTCGCTTGTGTAATGCTGTTGGTGTTATCGACAGTGGTTATCGTGGTGAGATTATGTTAAAGTTTGATAAGAGCGGAGACAAAGAATATGAAGTCGGTGATAGAGTTGGCCAACTTATGCTTGTTCCAATTCCATCTATTCAATTCGTTCAGGTCGCCAACCTACCAGATTCTGATCGTGGTCTTGGTGGATTTGGTTCAACCGGAAACTAATTAAGTTATGGATAAGAAAGACAAAACAAAGAGAATTGTTTTTGAGAGTTCAACTCACAAACACGCACAACTTAAGGTTCGGCTGCAATACGATAGTATGACGCAAGCCGAATTCTTTCGTTGTTTGATTGATGGATATTTAGCTAAAGATCAAAGACTGTTGGAATTCTTTGAAGACTATAGAATGGCCAATGGTAAAGATTCAAAGCGAAATATAAAGTATAGAAAAAAAGATATAGAGAAATCTGAAGATCTATTGAATAAGTTCGGAATTGCGGATGAAGAATTGGAAAATATATTTGATCTTATTGAAGAAGAGTTTCCGGATTTATAGCAAAAACTAACTATTTATAGCAACATTGGAGAATATATTATGAAATTAACAACAGAACGCTTGAAAAAACTTATTCGTGAAGAACTAAGCAGAATGACAGAGCAAGAATCTAGCAATAAAGAGTATATTGACGGATCAGGTATGAGTATGTCTGAGATAGAATCAGAGGTAAGTTCCACCGCCGCCCAAAATCGTAATCTTGCTTTGATATATGTGAAGAATGTATCAGAAAAAACTTATGAAGAATACGATGAAAAAGCCAACATTGATCACTATGCCCCAGAGATGCAAGATGATGGCACATATGTATTTGAGTTTCAAGTATAAAAACTTAAATAAAGGCATTTTTTGCTTTTAATGTTCTATTTATTATAAATTGTGTTATTAAGGAGATTTAAACAATGAAAAAGAAACTTTTATCTGAATCACAAGTCCGTCGCTTCATGGGCCTTGCTGGTATCAAAAATATTAACGAGTCCTATGGTATGGACGAAGAAGCACTTACAGAAGAAGAAGCAATGGAAGAGCCTGCTGAAATGGAAGCTGAGCTTGACGTTGAAGTCGAAGATGAAGCTCCAGAAGCTCCAGAAATGGACGATGCCGATGTTGAGATTGAAGACGAAAAGATTGCTAAAGCGGAAGAAGGTTTAGAAGCACTTCAAGATCTTGTATCTGCTCTTTCTGGTGCTATGGGCGCAGAAGAAGAGCCTGAAATGGATATGGGTGATGAAGAAGAGCCTGACATGGACATGGATATGGACGCTGAACTTGAAGATGTTGATGTTGAGCCAACACCTGAAGAGGAAGAAGAAATGCAAGAGCAAATCGTCAATGAAGTTGCTCGTCGTGTTGCAAAGCGTATCGTTGAAGCAAAACGTGCTCACAAGCGTATGAACGAGGCTCTTGGTCGCAAACGATAAATATTTCTTGACAGTTACATAAAATTGTGTTATATTATAAAGACTGGGGGCAGAAATCCTCGGTCTTTTTTTTACTTAGGAGGTTATATATGAAACACATTATAGAAAGAATCGTAAGGTTCGCAAAAGAGAAAAAGACAAAAAAGAAAGCAAAGGTTGAAGAAACCGAACAGGAAGTTACAGAAGAAACCTCCGAACAAGCCCAGCCAGCGATTGATGTTCAAGCATTGTTGTCTGGTATGGCAGAAGAGATGGAAAGCAGAACAATGCTTCTGCAAGGTGAAGTAAATGAAGAGAAAGCAGGAGAGATTATCTCAGGCTTCTTGGCTCTTGCGCACCTCAAGGCACCAAAGAAAAACCTTCAAAAAGGCGAGATGCCTTATGATCCAATCACAATGTATGTGTCAACTTATGGTGGTTCAGCAGATGAAATGTTTGCTATCTATGATATCATGGAAATGTGTAAAAAATCATGCGTAATTGAAACAGTTGGGCTCGGAAAGGTTATGTCAGCAGGCACCCTTATACTTGCTGCCGGTACGAAAGGAAAGCGCAAAATTTCTAAAAACTGTCGCGTTATGCTACATCAAGTTTCTGCTGGTGCATTCGGTCCTCTATTCAACATGACAACTGAACTTGATGCTATTCAAAAACTTCAAGATCAATATATTACTGCTATGGCTTCTTGCACAAATTTGTCAAAAAGAAAGCTTAAATCACTACTTAATGAGAGAGTTAATGTATATTTGACAGCAGAAGAAGCAGTTGAGTATGGATTAGCAGATATTATTATTTAGAGGTTATTTATGGTAGACAAGATATTTTACAATGAGTCCTCGGCCCAATCATTGGGCTGGGACCCTTCATGGCTTGGAGCAAGAGGTTTCGACAATGCTTTGATTAGAAAGATTCGTGCTTTTCAACGAGAGAACGGGCTTAAACCTGATGGGCTTCTTGGGCCTGGAACATATCGTAGACTCGTGGCTCATCGTGAGGCTCAAGAAGAATATGATAATCATGTTGAGATTCAAGAAGGAGAGAAGGCTATTCTCTACAAAGGAAAGAAGTTTCCAATCAAATGGGACAAGGTTGTTCTCCCTTCAGATCCGGGTGGAATGGAACACGACAATGGGTATAAGCATATGAAACGCAAGCGTCAAGTGTCCATGTTCGTGGCTCATTGGGATGTTTGTCTTAATAGCAAGTCATGCTTCAGGGTTCTGAATAAGACAAGCCGTTCAGCATCAATACACTTTGCTATTGATAATGACGGAACTATCTATCAGTTCCTTGACATGAACCATATTGCTTGGCATGCATCTAAGCAAATGGTAAATAAGAAGTCTGTTGGTGTGGAGATCTCCAATGCTTATTATCCGAAGTATCAAAACTGGTACAAGAAGAACGGCTTTGGTGAGAGACCAATGATAACAGACGCAACTGTTCACGGAAAGAAGATGGAACCATTCATGGACTTCTATCCCGTTCAGAAAGAAGCATTGAAGGCACTTATGGAAGCAGTGCACAATGCTCTTGGTATTCCTTTGGAAGCACCCGAAGGAGATACCGTTGTCAGAGAAGTTGCTTCCGGAAAGTATAAAGGGTTCGTTCACCATTTTAATGTTGTGAAGAACAAAATTGACTGTGCTGGCTTAGACCTTAAAAGTATTGTGGAGGATATCAAAAATGGCAAATAAATTAACGAAAGACAAACTTGATTTATTAATTGAGCAGGTGTTGAGTGAAAAGGAAATTAATATCAAATTACCGGGTCTTTCTAGAAAAGACAAAAAAACAGTTAATACAGATGCTGACGGTTTTTATAAAGAATTTGGATCTAGTGTATCTAAAATAACCAAAGATGAATTTGAAGATTTAAGTGCTGAGGATGGTAGTCCTAAAAACTTTACTCCCACTGATTTATATAAGGCTTTTTTAGATGATGACGGTAAAACTTATGATGACGCAGAAAAATTTTTAAAAGGCAAAACTGCTTATAAAAATGCCGCAAGTAGAGCAAAAGACACAGCAGACGCTGTTAAATCTGGAGATGTAAAAGCAGTTAAAGACATAGATGCGTTTGACCCAAACAAACCCACTAAAATAGTATCAGCAGATGATATAAAATCAATGGCCTTTAAAAAACTTCAAACCATTTCAGCAGACCCTGCAAATGAAGCCACAAGATTAGGTAGTTTTCCGGAGGGTTTGGCTACCTCTGTTAACGTTGTGTTTGAGGGAATAAATAATTTTAGTGAAAGAATAGAGAAAATTTCGAAACTTACAGAGTTAGTATATAAGGCGACCCCAGGTAAAGGATGGAAAGGAAACGCAGAAGAAATTCAAAATACTTTTAAAAAAGAATCTGATTTGTTGGCGACTGTCTTGTTTCTAGATTATGTCACAACAGTTGTAAAGGAAATAGATGCTGGTGCAGCAGCATATGAATTTGAGTCAATGCTGGCCCTTTTGTCTGGAGGTAGGGTAACTGGGAAACAAACCACTGCTTCTGGAAAAATGGCAGCGACTGATTTTATTACCAACAAAGGAGTGAATGGTTCCGCTAAATACTATGGAAAAGTGGACTACACCTCAATAAAGCAAGCACCAGGCGGTTTTGACTTAAATGTTCCTTATATTTATATTGTCGCACATAAAAAATCAGACTCAGCATCAACTGCGATCAGCACTGGTACATCAGCACCTCGTGAAATAGCCGCTATTGATATTTATCTTTTGACTGTTATAACTCCCAATGGAAAAGATTTTGTTATAAGAAACCCTGCAGGAGATTTAATTTATCGACAAGCAAAAAGTTATGTTTATTTAGGTGGAGAAGAAACAATGGTTAATCCCATCACACTTTATGTTGAAAAAGAAACTAAAACTTCTAAGTCGTTAAGACAACAATTGTTGGGGGATATTTCTAACAAACTAAATGACAAAAAAGGTCAACACAAGGCCGCACTTCAGGCATACAATCAGATCTCTAGTTTTTCATATGTAGCAGATGAAAAACTAAAGTCTTTTATGTCAACAGGAGAAGATAATTCAGGCAATGAGGCTCTAAGAGCAATGATGCAAATGGAGCAAGGTCTAGAAAAAATATCTTCAATTTTTGATTTCGTTTATAAAGGGCAAATTAAAAAGGGCTTAGATGGCACGACTTTAGAAGAAAACAAAAAAAATCAAAAAAAATCACTAAAAGACCTTGACAAACTCATTGAGCGTGTTATATTATATAATATGAACAAATAACATTTGGAGGTTCAATGTCAAAACAATATAACAACGGTTCTTCTCTCAACGAGAAGATCTTAAAGGGTATGAATGTTCTTGCGGATAACGTGGGAACAACCCTTGGCCCAAAGGGACGCAATGTAATTCTTTATGATAAGAAGCAAAACATTCCTGTGATCACAAAAGATGGTGTAACCATCGCAAAGTTTGTGGAACTTGATGACCCGTTTGAAAACGTTGGTGTTCAGATTCTTAAGCAAGCGGCAGAGCAATCCGCAAACAAGGCTGGTGATGGAACCACAACCACCACCGTCTTAACGAGAGGAATTATCAACAAGGCTCAGAAGTATCTGACCTCTGGTGTTTCTCCTATTGAACTTAAACGTGGTATGGATAAGGCATGTGAAGTTATCTGTGAGAAACTTGCAGAGCATGCGAGACCTATTCAGACAGAACAAGATATCTATCATATTGCAACTATCTCTGCTAACAACGACAAGTCTATTGGAACATTAATCTCCAAGGCTATCGATGCAGCAGGTAAAGATGGAACTGTCCTTGTTGAAGAGGCTCGCTCTGTTAACACATCACTTGATCTCATCGAAGGATTTCGTTTCGATAGTGGCTATATTTCGCCTACATTTATCACGAACGAACGTGCCGGCACCGTAGACTACGATAGTCCTCTACTGCTCGTTACAGATGAAAAAGTTGAGACTATAGAGCAAATTTTACCTACTCTAGAACTAGCTGCGAGAGAGTCTCGTCCTCTCATTATTGTTGCTGGTGAAATGGAAGGTCAAGCACTTGCTGCTGTAATTGCAAATGCTGTCCGTGGCACAATGAAAGTTGCTGCTGTCAAGGCTCCGAGATACGGAGAAGAAAGACGTAACATCCTCAAAGACCTTTGCGCTTCTGTTGGTGCGACTTTTGTAACAAGAGAGAATAGTTTGACCCTCCGAGATGTCAAGTTAACTCACTTCGGTCAAGCAAAGAAAATAACAGTATCAAAAGCATGGACGACTATCGTAGGAGGCAAAGGCGATGAGGAAGAGATTGAAAAGCGTATTGAGGCGGTTAAGGCCCTCATATCTGAAGAAGAAGATTTGCGAGTCTGTGAGCGTCATCAAGAGCGAATCACTAGATTGGCATCCGGAGTGGCCGTCATAAAGGTCGGTGCTGCAACTGAAGTTGAAATGATTGAGAAGAAGCATCGTATCGATGATGCTTTGGAAGCAGTTCGTTCAGCACAAGAAGAAGGTATCGTTCCCGGTGGCGGTGTTTCATTGCTAAAATCTGTATCTGATATCCAGATTCAAGCAGACAACGATGAACAAGCCTTGGGCGCTAAGATTGTTATCGAAGCAGTTGAAGAGCCTATTCGTCAAATGGCAAAGAACGCTGGCTTATCACCTGACCTTGTTGTTCAGCAGGTTCGTGATACCACAACATTCAATCATGGTATGAACTTTTTAACTGGCGATATAGTTAATCTCCTAGACTCAGGAGTTATTGATCCGGTTAAGGTTACAAAGTGTGCACTGCAAAATGCGGTGTCTGTATCCTCAACTATTATCACTACGAGCCACGCTATTGTAAGTTCCTGAGACTATTTATAGTGGAGGAACATGCTATGACTAATAGTGACATAACGCACTTGACCCAAGCCATTATGGAGCTAAAAGGTCAGATTGAAAGAATGTCCGAACGCCAAGAAGAAATGGTTGAGGATGTAAAGAAAATTAAAGAGGCGGTATATAATCCAGATGAAGGGTTGTATGCTCGCCTTAGAGCTTTGGAACAGTGGAAAGAAAACCAGTCTAAAATTCAATGGTTTGTTATCTCAAGTATCTTTGGTCTTATTATGACCACAGCATATAAAATGATAATTACTACTTGACAAATGCTCTAAAACATGTTATAATATTAATATACTTGGAGGTAATATGAGAGTAAGAATTAGTTATTCGGTAGATCTAGATGATGTGCCGAGTGAATGTGCGCGTATGCTTGAAGAAGCAAGGCAACATCTAGATGAGGTTACTACAACTATGGAGAACCTTATCGATCAACTTGAAGATGGCCGTGCTATCGGTTGGCAAGTTAAATCTAGAATTGACTCATGTAGACAAGAGTTAGCAAAGTTTGATGCTATCCTTGCAGACAACGAGATGATTCTTCAAGGCTACTTCGGAGCCAAAGAGCAACAAGAACAGCCACAACAAATACAACAACCGGAGGTTCCCGATGCTAGCGAAGGGTGATCTCGTAAGGGTTCCGGCTAACAGTTGTTTAACACAAACACAGTCGGAACTTCACCTCATTGATAAATACACATATCTTCAAAAGCCAACGCTTGGTATTTTTATCAAGTATGTTGGTAGACAAGCATTGTTGTTTATCAATGAGAACTACTGGAGAGTAGACACAAAAGATGTTAGATATGTAGGAGTAGCGTAATGAGCACATTAGTAGAATTGGTGGAGATCAAGAAAGACTCAAAAGGAAATTACATGTTGAATACGATATATGTAAACCCTAATCAAATTGTATTCATGCAAGAGAACCGACAGATTAAACAGCAACTGCAAGAAGGGAAGATAGGTCTGGGACTTAATCAGAACTTCACAACATTCACGGACATTAGAATGAATTTCTCTTCTTATGTTTCCAATGTTACAGTTGTTGGAGACCCTGGTTTGATTGAGACAAAGATACAAAAGCAAAGTTTTAAACAGTTACTGAGAGATTAGTTCTGTCTAAAACAATTATTTTTCAACTAAAACAATTAGAAAACGGAGGAACAATGAAAAAATACATAGTTTATGGAAGGTCAACATGTCCTTACTGCATCAAGGTAGTCAACAAGCTAATCAGAAAAGGCAAATGCTTTTATGTTGAAATGCTTGATGAAAATCCAGAAAAACTTGAAGAGATCAAGAAGATGTACAGCCACCCAACTATTCCTGTTGTTACAATTATAGATAACAAAGAGATTCTTGTTGGTGGTTGTGACGATACCATTGCTCATCTAGCCAAAGAGGTGACTGATGACACTAGTGAGACATAAACAACAAAAGTTCTTTGAAATATTGGGTTTTGGTGTGGTACTTGAAGACCATGGATACAAAGTCTTAGTAAGATGGATTAGCCCAAAGTCTCACAAACATACTCAGCACATAATGACAAAGAACGCACTTCTCTTTCTTGATCCGAACGAGAAAGACTGTATTAAAGAACCGGAGATAATATGGAAAAGTTAGATGATTTTCGTTTTATCTTTTTCTAAACTATTTATAGTAATGGTAGTGAGGACAGCACCGGCCAGTGTTTCCTTGCCTATTTCTAGGATTACTCCTATCATTACATTTTCTAAATAGGAGAAATAAAATGAATAAAGAATGTAGCAGATGCTTCATTACGAAGCAATATAATTTGACTTACTTTCCAAAAGAAGTCAATAAGAAATCAGGATTAGCCTCTCATTGTAGAGACTGTGATAAAGAACACAGAAAAAAAAGAATTGAAAATCTTTCTTATTGCACTCCTGAGAGCAAAATATGCAATCACTGCAAGATAGAAAAGCCCTGTACCTCAGAGTATTTTCATAAGCACAATAAGAATAAAACAGGGTTCAGGTCTATCTGCAAAGAATGTAGAAAAAGCAAGTCCCACTCTTATGCTACTAGTGAAAAATATAGAGCAAAGTACAGACAGAAAAGAAAAACAGACCCAGTATGGAAATTAAGAAAGAATATCAGCGTATCTATTACAAACTCATTGAGGGAAAACAAAGAACGCTCTTGTTTTGAAAAGTTGCCCTATACGGTAGAAGAACTAAAGCAACACTTGGAGAAACAATTTGAGCCTTGGATGAACTGGGATAATTGGGGCCCAATACGAAAATATACTAAAGACAACCCTGTGTGGAATATAGATCACATTATACCGCAGAGTACATTTGAGTATGAGTCAATGGATGACGAAGGGTTTCAAAAATGCTGGGCTCTAATCAATCTAAGGCCACTGGACGCAGTGAAGAATATACGTAAGTCAAATAAAATAATAGGAGATAACAATGGCTGATGGAAGTAAAATAACAAAAGGAATGGAAGAATTCATTGACCCTCGTCCATGGGGACACGAGATTCGTTTCGCACAGAATGATAAATACCTTGGAAAGATCCTTTATATCAAAAAAGGCCACAGACTTTCTAGACAATATCATGAGCTAAAAGACGAGACAATTTTCGTTCAACACGGCACCCTTATACTGGAGCTAGGCTCACCTGACGTAAGCAGTTTTGAGCGCAAAATTCTTGGATATGGGGAAAGATTTCGTATACTTCCGGGTGTGATCCATCGCTTCTGTGCCCCTGATGATTCACCTGTTACATTGATTGAAGTTTCAACACCTGAGATCGATGATGTTGTGAGACTTGAAGACGACTATAAAAGAGCATAGCCAATCGGCGTTTGAGCCCTCTCGTTCCTAGTTACTATAGGGGATGAGGGGGTTTTTTATTATGTTACTGTTGACAATACTGGCCTGTACTTTAGGTTTTGAGTTCGATGACAAGGGAGGTGTCTTGTCTTTTGAACAGACCAAGTCAGCCCATTATTTCAACTATGACAAAGCAATTGCTTCTTCTGTTAGGATAGTGTCTCACATAAATGGTATAGAACAAGGACATGCTTCTGGTAACTATTTTAGAATAGGCAGTCACAAGTTTGTTGTAACGGCTGCTCATGTTTTAGGAGAGAAAGAAACACTGTATGTTGAAGACTATAAGACTTTGGTTCAACTTGATATTGTTGCTGTTGATGCCGAGAACGATATAGCGTTTCTTATGCCGAGACACGAATTGCATTCTGCAAAAGCAATAAACTATAGAACAAACAAGAAACTTGATATCACAGGAGACACAATGGTCTATGCTGGATATCCTGCTGATCTAAACAAGTCAGTGTTCAATGGTACAGTTGCTACATGCACACCGCTTTCTTTTATGATGCAATCCTTTGCTCTCCCCGGTGCGTCTGGTTCGATAGTGTTTGACAGCAAGGGAATGGCTGTTGGAGTATTAAGCGCGATAAAGGTTGGCTATCATGGCCTTGGTCCTTTTCCACAACTCCATGGAACTCTTGTATATGTAAATCGTCTAACACTATACGACCGCTACAAATTAGAGGAGTTGCTTGTGAAATGGAAAAGCTCAAAGTAGGGACGCTTATAGAAGATATGGGTAAGATGGGAGTCATCTCCAAAGTATTAACAAGTGGTACTTTGGAAGTTGATAACGATCTGATTAAGTGGAGAAACAACTACGAGATATACTATGCTGATGGTACTGTATCTATACTTGGAGAGTCAACTCTTCATAGACTGATTGAGAAAGGAGACATAAAGATATTATGACCTTCTACCACCCTACTACCCTACTACCCCCCTCCCCCCTCTTCTTGATTAGAGACCTACCCTACTACGGGGGTGCCCCCCTATGAGAGTTTCTGATGTAAAACTTCC